CAGTGATAGAGTAGTTCTTTGGTAACTCAGAAAGAAGTTTCTGGAAGGATTGAAAATCTCCTTTCTTAAACGCTACTTTCAGAAGTAGAATGTTTCTTCGCTCTACAGTATAGGTTACCTTCTTTTTGTTTTCGGACATTATCTTACTCCTTTAATTAGTTGTAGGATTTTGTTATCGATTAAAAGTTGACGGAACTTATCCTTGCCTATAAGTCTATAGATTGAACGAGCAGGCTCATTTATTGGATTCATCATCCAAAAAGAGTAAAAGGCATCATCCTCTATAGTATATATGGTGGGATCCTGATCCGGACGCACAAGCGACCTCAGTGCCATAATATTAAGGTGCGATAGGTCTCGGGTAACCAGTTCAAAGTTCGCAAGCCTACGTTGTTCATATGTATAATGCTTTATGTAGCGGGTATTCAACCACGCCACCATCAAGGCCCTACCTATGACAGTAAGATTGGACACTTCGGCGGAAACCAATGTTTCCTTAGTAAAAGCTTCTAGTGCGGACAACTTTCCAGAAGGTATCCGTATTTCCTTAGGATAATTCTTGAGGAATAATGCTCCCACACCTTCAGCGGCACTGAAACTCATGAGAGTTTTGGGGCCCGAGATTTTACCCCCTAGACCTTCTACTAAGCTTTTATACCTTTCGAAGACTACTCTCCCCTCTACGTCACTACTCACTGAAACCATTACGTCGTCACCACAGATACAAAACGAAGCATTCTGTACTGTAGCAATTGCATACCTAAGTATGACATAATGCCCCAGTTCGAACATAGGAAATGACAAGTACAAACCCATAGGTTGCCCATTCGAGTACCTCGACAATTCTAATGACCTCCCTGATGCTAAACCGAAAAGTTTAGGATCATAAAAGAAGGGCAAGTTCAGAAAGTCAAGATAGCCTTGTGGTAGTCCCATGGACGTAAGTAAGTGGATCTGGTAATCTTTACTCAACCGGTCGGTCGCCTCACTCAAATCTATCGACAACATGTACTTCCCTTTTGCAAGGTTTTCCAAAGCAAAAGCCGACATCTTTGTTTGATCTCCCGAAGCAATTTCCGGAAGAGACCAGAGCCATCTTCTTAACCAATCAGCCAATTTCTTCGTGGCCAATTGTAAGATTTGATTACCTACAAGTATATTTCTGTATTTACCTTTGTCAACAATGGGAACCAACTTTCCGAGACAAGTTACCTCACATGGTCTAATCTGCTGAAAGAGTTTCATCATTTCAGGATTATTTCTCCACTGAGGTAAAGGATCAGGTTGTCCTATAGGACCATTAAAAGTCCTACCTTGGTTGTCACAAAACTTCCTTTGGGAAGACACAGCCAACTCACCTTCCAAAACTGCTTCTGGAATTCTGGGTAAGTCTGCATACATCCTAGTTAGTCTTGCATAATGCTCGGTCTTT